ATGATACCCATACAATTTTTCTTGAATCGGTATGTCAGCATCTAAAAGTCCCGACGTTAAAGCTACTTGAACAATAATACCTGCGTCTATACATTTTGCCAACCAAAATTCACAACAACCTCGTCCTTGCTCTGCAAAGTGTAGATTACCTTTATAAGTAAAATCAGCCCCAAACATACTAATACCACCAACCTTATTCCATAGGGCAAAAGCAATAGCGTAAGCAATAGTATTATTAAAATAACCGCAATGTAAGTCCGTAACTATTTCTTTTATTGGGTATTCTTCTAAGGCTTCCACTCGTTTGTCTGATTCACAGGTGTATATTGGATAATCTGCTGTAGGCAGTGTTTCTTTCATCATAACTGTCATATTGCCCGCATTATCTGTATCAAAGAAACGACTAACAGGATCCATAATAAAAGCTCTGTCTATTCTTTTTAACACACCAATCATGGCGTTAATTGCCCAAACCTCATCAAATTTTTTACTGTGGGTGATCATTTTATGGTAGTCTAATTGACTATTCCCCATAGCAATAATAGCTATGTTTTTACCTTCTAATTCAGGAATTGGTTTCATCCTTGTATTCCTCGAATGTTATCATAACGGTATTCATCCCTATTACCTAGTGTTTCAAACATAGCCTTTAAACTATTAATTGCACTTCCAAATCTTGCTTCAAAAGCTTGTATTTCAGGTGGTTCTAGTTTTAAAAAGGTTGCTGCTTCCACTAAACTTCCATATAACATTGCATCAGGAGCATTAGTTCCTAACCAACTGGTTCCATCTGACGATGCAGTAATGGACTCAGGTCTGTAGACATAATGAAGTTCAAATGTAAAGTTACTGTTTGGTGTGGGGGCTAGAATAAATGTATCATCATCAAATTCTGCGTAATAAAGAGGTTCCCCAGTTGTTGCTGCTGCTGGAGTATAGTCTCGTATAAAAGTAACTTGTTTTAATAATAGATAGTTATAATTACTGTCTCCGTCTATAACAGCTAAACTCAAGGGAGTTAAATAATCACTTGGTGTAGCTAAATATGTATTTCCTGAGGCACCGCTTCCTGTTACATTTTTACGAAAAACAGGAATTTGTACGTTTTTTAAAATTCTTTCCTCAGCTTCTTTAATAAAGACAGGATAGTTATCAGTAAATGTAGTTTCCGCACTATCTACATAGTCTCCTATAGCCGATTTTAATGTTGTGTATGTCCAGCTCATGGTGTTGTTATGGTTAGTGTACCTAGTTCCCCTGTCATTTTAAAGGGATCATTTAAAGTATTAGGAAAAATTGTTCCAATAATGTCTGCTGTGGTGTCTGGTCCTTCAGTTGTTACTTTTCCTCTGCTTCGAATTTCAGCTTGATCTGGTCTAGGATCGTATAACGCCTCTGCCACTAAAACCTGTGGAGTAGGGTCTAATTGAGGTTGTTTGGGGTCAAAACATTCAGGACAAGCTTTAAAGTTATTCCATTGTTTTCTAAGGTCTAAATAAGGGTATGTGAAACCACATATATCGCACATCCCTAAAGCATATTTTCCTTTTGCATATGCCATTAATATGTCCTTGCTGGAACTAGATGAAGACTAGTCCTTCCTTGATCACCTGCTATTGCTCTAGCAAAATCTTCCTCATATAAAGGTTTTAAAAGTGCTACTCTTTCAGGGTTCTTTTTAACCGCTATGTAAAAAGCCAGTCCTGAAACCATTGGTGCAATAAAACGACTCGGTAGATCAGGATCATTAACAGAAGCATTAATGTCATCCATCCGTTGTATTCTATTAGATAGAAAAATATCTGTAGAATTTTCAGGTGTTGGCCAAAGATATAAAATAGGGGTACTTTGCCTGTCTAAGAAATATTGAATAGGTCTACCTTTAGTTTCTTTAGTTGGAACATTAAGATATTCTTCTCTACCTACGCTTGTCATTTGAATATCAGTAACGGTGGAACCTATTGTTCTACGCAACACAGCATCAACAATATCTATATCATAACTATTTAAAGTATAGTTAGCTGTTCCTTCCGTAAGGGTTAAACTTACTTGAGCAATAGTCCAAACATTAACACCTCGATTAGCCCAATCTGAAAACATGATATTTAAAGAGCGACGGGCTGTTACTGCGTCATATCCTGTACGCAATTCCAGCCCAGCCAACTCATACGCCTCTTCCATGACGGCTGCCGTATCAAGACTAAAGGTCTTAGTTCCTGATGTTGCCATTACCTATGATCCTGGTGCTTCGTAGTATTTTAAAAACTCACACCAAACAGTATATTCATTACCTGCATCAGATGTAGAGGGTACTACCAAAAGTACATCTCCTGAATAACCTGAGGCTGCAGTATTTTTTAAACCACCAAACTCGCTAAAATCAAATGAATTATCGTAGCTTAGTGTTAAAAAAGTAACATCTGTTGTTGCATCCCAGTCTAAAGAAGCTGGTGCATCAGGTGCTCCACTGCATGTGTACCATATTTTATTTAAAGATACATGAGCGCAAGACTCACCGTTTACTGTGGAGGTGTTCAACGCAGAAACATCTACTAATGTAGTACTGCTAGCACTTCCATCTGAATAAACAGAACAATAAACAATAAGCTTTTTATCGTAATCATACTGGTTAGTAGGACCTGTGACTGTATTAGCCATAGTTTACCTCCTATTAAGCGTCAGCAAATGGTGTTACTAAAGTTCCTGATCCTAACAACTGAGCTGCAACATGATACTTAGCACTTGCTATAGCCGTTACAACAACAATACTACCTGCTAGTCCACCTTTAGTGGTACCATTTTGTGTGATTACATCATTAGATGCACCAGAAATAAAGGTCTTACCTGCTGCACTGTCATCGATGCCAGTGTACGCACCACCAACAAACTTATCTGTACCATCGGTTACTATGTCCATATCAGTTGCCGCAGTTACTACTATAAAAGTAAACTGAGCACCTAAGTTAGCTAATTGGTTTGGATCCGTTTTATCTGAAGGCTCTGTAACTACAATACTCGGAAGTGTAAACACTCCGTCTGCATCATTGCATAAAAGTGGTCTCCCAGCATGTGAAGCTACTGTAATTGTTGTGTTAGCCGTTAAGCTGACAACAGAGTTATACCCTGCATTGATAAACCCAGCAAGGGATCTTACTGGACCTGAAAAAGTTGATTTAGCCATCGTTTCCTCCTAACTAAAACTGCTGTATCATCTTGGAGTACGTCTGCCGAGTCAGTTGATACAACGTAATTATCTCGGGTTAAAAAATAGGGGAGAAGAAATCCTCTCCCCTAATTGTTTTATGCTCCTGGAGAACCATAAATACCACGCCAATCACTAAAGCCGAAGCTATAGCGTTCACGTGCTTTATACCTAACATTACCGCTCTCAAAATCACCTTCCATACCACTAGAAACAGGGGTACGAACAAAATGTTTAAGACCATTCGGAACGTCAGTTATAAGGAACCAAGCATCAGTGTCAGTAAGATAATGATTAACTGAATATCCGCCTGAGACCATTCCCATATTGCGGAGAGCGTTTATATCATTATCTGCTGTACCTACTCTGCCTGGAGTATTTAGTAAGCGATCCGCTACAAATTGCAAAGCCGAAGGAATTATTAATTTCTTCGATTGCGCATTTATCTTAAGAGCTCTTTCATCTTTAAAACCTGCAATATCTATCATTGCCTGTTCTAGAGAAGTCTCATTAAGATCAGCTGCTGTGCTTGGTTCATTCGCTAAATCACCAGCAGTTAAAGTGGGGTGATCGGTGGCCAATAAGGCTTTACCGTCACCACCAGCAGTTGCTCCAGCTGTGAATCCGTTATTTAAAACGTTCGCAGCTTTTACTTGCTTGGTTTGATGCATCGAACGTGCCAATGCACGAGTATATCGTGCTGACAGCGAATCGTACAGGTTGTCTTCCATTGCTTCTTCTGTTAAAGAGAAAGCTAGTGCAATAGTTTCATGCGTATAACGTGCCGTGAAAGTCTCTTGGGCGTAGTCATAGATTACTGCTGCTCCTTCTCCTTTAACTGGTGCTTCCCCAAAACCCGAGAGCATTACCTCTTCTTCAAACGCACGATCCGAAGATTCTGTGTCAAAGATTTCAGCATGTTCATCTGGGTATTGATCGTACTCCAGCCCAAAAAGAGCATTAAGACCAGGAACTAACTCTTTTACAAGTTGTGCTCTGTTAATTGCCATTATTTACTCCTATTAAACTGCGAATACGCTAGTTGGGAAAGTGAAAAAGCCACGGGCATACGCTGCAATCGAATTACTAGGGGTTAGTTTATACCCCACATGTAACGCAATTCCAGAGGAAGTTGTTGCTGTTACGCCTTCCTTAGAACGTCCAGAATTACTGTCCCCAGCTGTTGTGCTAAGGGTGTACTTACTGCCTATGAAAGCTACAGTGGGGGTTCCCGCTGTAAATTGTGCTTCATAAACAATACCTGGATCGCTATAAACAAGGGCTTCAGCATCGGCACTTCCTAATGTAGCTGTATCTGCTGTCCAAACTTTCGAAAAAGTTGGATTACCAGAGCTATCATTATAATACACGCCATAAAATACACCGACAGGAGTACTAGTCGCCGTGCCTTGAGTTATATATCCAGAAGCAAGTGTAACCATGTCACCGCTATAAATAGCTGTGTCATATGCACTCTGGATTCTCATTCTTGCAGGACGAATAACACCACCATACATGTGATAAGCAGGCGTAAATCCATCAGGATCGTTTGTATTTGCCATTTTACTTTACCTATATTAAAGTGTTAATCTTCAAGAGGAAGCTTCCTCGTTATTCCTACTTCCAAACGTCGTACGACTAGATCGTTGAGGTTTTTCTATAGGCATTACAGGGTTACTTTCTCTCATTAACTGAGAATCTACTGCTTCCATAGTAGCTGCATTAACATCTTTGTAATAAGCTTCTCTTTCCGCAACAGTGTCCTCAGGGATCTTGGCTAAAATTAAACCACCCACTCCAATAATTCCAGCGTGTTTTCCATCCTCAATAGTAGGAGCTTCAAAATCTGGATGATCTGAGGCTCTTACAGGTTCGAATCCTTCACGAATACGTTTTGACATATTCGATTTGTCTTCTTGATTGAGGATACTTTCACGAATCCATCTGTATTTATATCCAGCTGGTGCTTTTGGGGCATCTAAACTGGAAGGGGGTTGCCAAGGTTTTCTGCGAGTTTGAGTTTCTCGGGACTCGGCAGAACGTGGTTCACGTTCTGTGGTGTCATTCATTTCTTCTGACATTTTATACTCCTATTGTTGAACATGCTTAGCATATTCTGCTAGAGGCACACCTAGCTTCTTCGCAATTGCGACTTGACTAGACGTGAGTTTTATCTTTTTAGATTTATTAACAGTGGTTGCACCTACGCTACCACCAGCTACTGCTTGTACAGGTTTATTAGCCTGTTCAAACTTATGTGGGAAAGCATCTTTAATTTTTTCATCTAAGACATCATAATACTGGTCAGAAGCAGGATTAATTCCTTGTTCTTCTACCAATTGTCTATGAAAAGCGAAAGCAGAAGAAGTCATCGCCACATCATCTCCAAACCATTTATTACGTGCTGCCCACTCCTGAGCTTTTGGATCAGGTGGTAAAGGTGTTTGTATTGGTGGATTTTGTAGGTCTCTTGCTTCATTTTCAATTTGCTTTTCTTCTCTTTCTTTTTGAATCCTAGTTAAGCTTTCCGCTTCTACCGATAATTTAGCTAACTCCTCTTGGGCAGCAATTAAATTATCGGTGTCGTTTTCTTCATGTGCTCGTTTTAAATTTGTTTTAGCTCTTTCTAGTTGTGAATCTACTCTTGTGTTATATTCGCTGAATAAATTATTGTCTACTTTTGATAGTTTTGTTTTTGTATCAGTTAACTCGTTTTTTACACTTTCTGCATATTTTAGTGCAGCCTGTTCACGCCTTTCGGCTTCACGCATTTTATAAGTAAGCTTATCAATACGTTTTTTAACAGAATCACTGTA